ACAATAGATCATGGTACTGAAATACTAGAAGATGTAGCTAATACAACTGAAACTTTTGGAGATAAAAAAATCGTTGGTTCAAGAACATACGAAGCCCACAAATTATACAAGAATGAAGGTGGTGCCAATCCATTTGAATTAAGGAAAAAAGCTTCAATGACTAAAACTAATGCTCCTAAAGAAACATATGGGCATAGCATGGACGCAGAAGGAAATTATACTGGTACATTAACTAAGGACGCAGGACAATCTACCACGTTCACTAAGTATGATCGATCTGGAATTGCTAAAAAAGAAAAAGTTTTTAAAGTAAAAGGAGATTCTGGTTCTAGAGATGAAGGTGGAGCAGGAGATACAAGAATTTTTAATGAAAGAGAAAAAGGAGTAAAATACCGAAGTAAAGAAGCTTGGTAGTAAAAGCACAAATGTGGCAAACTATCAAAATATGACCCACGAAGAAAAAGCTGCTGCTGATTTAGAAAGAAAAAATACTTTTGTAAATAAAAAACAAGAATCTGAAGAGAGAGGTTATACCGGCAAAAAGAATAAAGTAAAAGCAAGGAAACGTAAGAAAAATGCTGATACTCAAATGAAATAAATACAGATATAATATCTGAAAATATAAACCAATAAAACCAAAATCAAATGAAAAATTTAATTTTAATTTTAATAACACTATTGTGTATAAACATTCAAGGACAAAAAGCAACAAACTTTCACTGGCCTTATTCTATGGTAAAAATTAAACATTGCACAAGCGATGTTAGGCCTAGTACTACAAACAATAAACAGTTTGCTTGGGACATTACAGATCTAGGATCAAAACCTAATTATATTTTATATGAATATGGGTTTTTAAAAGTAGATGAAGTAGATTCTAATATTATTCGTGATATAAAACTATATAAAAATACTGATGTTGACGTAGATAGATATATAGGTTTTGAAGATGAAATATATGTAATCTATGTTAAGTGTGATAAAAGAGCACTAAATAAATATGGTTACTTTCAGAATACAGATTATAATAAATTTTGGGTGAGTTTTGTTAAAAATAGACTTTTAAAAAATAAGGTACTAGGATGGAATCAGGCGATGCAAAGAAATTATAGACATTTGTATCTAACGAAAGAAGATGGTAAATATATTACATATTTAATAGTACCATACGGTCACATACTATTTGAAACTTACGGAAAAGAAAAAAGACAACTCAATAGGAATGAGAAAAAACAAAGAACGTAAAAAATTTAAAGATACAAAAGTAGGGGCTTTTTTGAAAGAAAAGGCTCCTAAAATCTTGAATGGTATTGGGGACATATTACCCGATAACGGTGTATACGGTATTGTTAAAAATCTTATTACTACAGACGATAAAATGACATCAGAAGATAAGGAAACCGCTATGAAACTATTAGAAATGGATTTAGCGGAAATGCAAAGTATATCTGAAAGATGGCAATACGACATGCAATCAGATTCTTGGTTATCTAAAAACACAAGACCTTTAGCATTAATATATCTTACTGTATGTATGACTTTATATATCGTTTTTGATTCATTAGAATTACTATTTGAAATGAAAAACGCTTGGATTGAATTATTACAAACATTATTGGTTACGGTATATGTAGCTTACTTTGGTTCTAGAGGAGCTGAAAAAGTATTTATAAATAAAAACAAAAAATAAGAGATGAGTTTAATTGGGACAATGTTAAAGGAACCTAGGGTTTTTACACATTCTGCAACCAGATTAAGTGACTTAGATAGCACCTGGGGTATAGTAAGTGGGGTATTGACTCCGCAGTTAGCTTCTGCTGGTCAAGATTATCCCGCGGGTCCAACCGCTGGTGTTACTACTACAGGTGGTTCAGGAATAGGATTAACAGTTGATGTTACAGCGGTACTTGGTGTTATAACAATAGTAAGTGTTACCGCTGGTGGTGAAGGTTATAAAGCGGGTGATATAGTTCGTATTGATTCAATAGGTGGTCTTGGTGAAGGAGCATACTTAGAATTGATACAAGCTAATTTAGCAGTTGGAACACCATGGGCTTTAGGTGACCCTTTATCTCCGCTAGGTATAGTTAAAGGAGCACCATTAGATTCTGTAATGAGAGAAAATTCAACTAGATATTTAGTTGGTGTTAATGAGCACTTTTTTAACAAAGAAGGTGCAACATTATATGTGGGTGTTACAGGTAATATAACAGTTATATTAGAAGATCCTGTTGATGAAATGACTGGTATTCCAAATAAAACAGTTCAATTTTTAGGCGTACAAGCTGGTACTTTCTTACCTATAAAAGCACTTACTGTTACAGTATGGGGCGGATCTCTTAATGATATTGTAGCAATGTATTAATGCCGTTAATAAACAGTAACGTAAACACAGTACCTGCTTTTAAAAAAAGAGGGGGATCAGCACCTCCTGTAGTAGAAATATTTATAGAGCAAGAAGCTAAAAGCGAACTAGTTTTAATTGAAGTTGGTGTTGATTTAGTAAAAATAGAAACATCCCCTTAAATAAAAAAGAAGAATGGCAAATGTAAAAATAAGTGACGTAGCAGTATTTATTCCCACCACCGATATTACCACTATTGATGGTATGGCGGCTTATACGGGAGCGGGTGCAGCTAATGCGTCGATATCAGGTCTTGACTTAGTAGCTAGTTTAGAGGATTATCTACAGTTAACAAGTTTTACACAAATGACTAGTGGTCAACCCGGAGAAGCATTAACAGTAGATCCTGCAGGAACAAATTTAGAATGGAAAAATCCTAATGAAATAGATTTTGAAGGACTTGATGGAGCAACGGCTAGAGTAGATTTAACAGCAGTAACTACTCAACCCTTATATGGTCATGACTATAAATATACAGTATACTCTGGTGGCGCAGGCGTGTTATGTGGTCAACCCACAATGAACAATTATTTTGGTGGTGTAATAACAGCATCTGAAATAACTACTCTTCCTTCTCAAGATCAGATTATAGGTATTTCAAGACATGATACCGGAGCTGGTGCCGGTGGTGCCATGTTATTAGATGGATATGCTACTGCTAGATTTAATACTCAACTATACACAGCAACAGATCCTGAAGTTAGATTAACAGTAACTACCAATCAGACAACACATTCTATGGGTGCTAATAGCACTCCATTTAGAGATAGTGGAGGTGCAGGAGGTGCTTATAATAGCAATGAAAACTATTATGTAACATTTGATGCGGGACCTGGAAATACAGTAGACATAGAGATTATAGACTTTGAATATGAAATAATTGGAACTGACTTTTACGATAGAATGGCGATTCAGACATCTCCTGATGATTTTGTTTATACAAATCACAGTGAAGCTTGGATGTTAGAATCAGATGATCCAATTCCTCCATATTCAGAAGCTAATCCAATAACAGGTGGAAGTCCAGGATGGATTTTTCCAGATAGTGATTTATCAGCTGGTGTACCTGTTGTTCCATTTACGATAAGCACGGGAACTAGATATGCGAGATTTTATTTTGTTAGTGACTTTGTTTCAACATATCCTGGATGGGATTTTAATATTAAACCTAATATACCTTATACTATAGGAAATCCAGCGCACGTTGGAGAAGGTACAACATTATTTTTAGATAATACAGATTGGACTAGAGTAACTACAGATACTACTACTGGAGTAAAGATAGGGTATTGTGCGTATAGTGATACAAGTAACAATAGTATATTTGTGCGTTTATTAGACACACAAACTTGGTAACATAAATAATAAAAAAAAAGAAAATGCAAGGAATTAAAAAGGATATGGATTTACAAAATCAGATAAATCGTATCGACGCAAATATAGGACCATCTAAAGACTTCCAAGTGTTAGTTGATAATATGGGTGGTGATGTAGCATGGGATGTCAATGACGGTTTAAGTGCTTATTTAGAAGCAGCAGGTGGTGGTAGTAGAGAACTATTAGCTCCAACTAATGTTGAAGACGGAGATTTTGGCACATTAATAATAGAACAAGGTGCTGTTGGCGGTAGTGCTATAACATTACAAAGTGGACAATTTTCTGTTGTTAATAACGGAGTAGGTATTGTTGATCTAACTGTTGACATAGGTTCTGTTGATATACTAACTTGGGTTTATAATGGAGCGCTTGATCAGTTCTTTGTTACTGTAGGTTTAAACTTTACTAACGACTTATAAAAATGGGATTTACTAGAAGAGCGGCAGCAGGTTTTTTCGGTGTCTCAATGTCACAAAACCCTGAACCGCCAGAATCTACTACATATAGATATACCCCTTGTCCCGGAATAGAGGGATTAGACGATATGTATATAGATTCTTCGGAAAGTCCTGGAGCTTTAATTACAGTGGCAACTGGAGTTGCTTTAGAAACTTGGTGTTACAACCAACAAGAATCCGGTTCAGAACCGGCCACAGAAGGTATTACGTGGGGTGATTATTGGACTGGAGAAGAATGTGATCCAGATGGAAATTGTTTTATATTCCAAATCACAAATTGTATTGATGGAGAGAGTCTATACACGAACAATAGCCATATAATGGATGCTGGAAATGGTACATTTACAATAGAAGGACATGAAGGTTGTTGGCAAGCTGCTGGACCTCCTGTAGCATTACCTAACGAAGTTGTTACAGAAATTACTAATGTAGTATTTACTGCAATATATAGTTTATCTGGCGAAGAAGGATGTGTTTGTTGTCAAGAAAATCCAGAAAGTACTAATAGATGGCAATATAACTTATGTGGAGGATATGAAGAAGTTCCAGCTCCACCATATGTGGTAATTGATTATGACCAAGATCCATATATGCAAACAATATTGTTCGATTTTGAAGGAACTACTTATTGTTATGGTGAACCATCAGCGAGTTGTGAAGAAGCAACTTTTGAATGGACAGAATATGAAGGAGAGAATTGTGAAACGTGCTTTGAGGAATATCCTGGAGGAACAGAAACAGAAAAATGGGTTTATGAATCATGCAGTGAAGGATGTGAGCAAATAGTAAGTACAGAACCTTTACATGGTGATGGAGATGCTGCGCTATGGGTTGGTTGCTGTTATTTTGTAGTTCCAGAAGGACCTATTACAACTGGAGATGATGATACAGGTTGGACATATGACACGGTAGTACATTTTGAAGAAGACTGTGGAGAATTACTAGATACTATATCGTCGTTAGAATGGACAATATGTGAAGGTGGTGCAGGTCCAGAATTTATATATACAAACTTAACATGTTGTGAAGAAGTAGCTAAGATTTTTTATGTAGGATTTACAGCAAATGGATTTGCAATAGAAGGTAATCCATGTTACACATTAGTAGGTCCATCATTTGAAGAGGCAACACTTGGATGTGAAGGAATAGAAGTACAAAACTGCGGTGGAGAACCGTGTTAATAAATTAAATAATATTTAAATGAAAATAAAAGAAGAACAATTAAGTAAAATAAGAGAACATCAACAAAAGTTAAATAAGATCTTAAATGAAATAGGATTTTTGTCAGCTCAGAAACATGCTATGATGCACAAGTTAGGCGAGGTTAATAATGAAGTGGAGTCATTTAAACATGAACTCGAAACTGAATACGGACCTATAAATGTAAACATAGAAGATGGATCTTACACCGTTATAGAACAAGCGGAAAAAGTAGCTGAGAATGTCTAAAGTAATAAGAAAGATAAGTATTGGTTCAGATTATAAGAATGATGCTATGCATTACTCTGTTGGCCAGCAAGTTTATGGTGGACATAATATTTCGGATATACTGTTTGATGATGAAGACAACTCTTATAACATATACATAAGTAAAAACAATGAGGTATTGCCATGGAAGAAATTCAATTCTAACATGGCTATATCCATTGAATATGACTTAGAATATAATGAATAGTCTATATGACTTTATAGTAAAACCGATAAACAATAGATATAATAATAGTATAAAAGTTGGTGATAAAACTTTAATAACCAATACTAATATCGAAAATTTTAAAGCGGTTAACAAGGAAGCTTTAGTTATATCAACACCTTCAAACATAAATACACCAATAAGTAAAGGTGATATAATCATTATACATCATAATGTATTTAGAAGATTTTATGATATAAAGGGAGTTGAAAAGAATAGCAGATCTTACTTTAAAGATAATATGTACTTTTGTGCTATTGATCAAGTTTATGCTTATTTTAGAAATGATAAGTGGAATACTGTTTTTAATAGATGCTTTGTTAAACCTATATTAAATAGATCTAAGGTTATAAATAGTGTTGAAGAATATTGTACTGGTATAGTAAAATATGATAACAATACTTTAAATGACTTAGGTATATCAAATGGTACTCTTGTTACATTTAAACCAAATAGACAATTCGAGATGGTTATAGATGATGAGAGACTATATTGTATGAAATCAAATGATATTGTTATAAAGCATGAATATAAAGGAAACGAAGAAGAATATAATCCAAGCTGGGCAAGTGGCGGTTGATGAATTAATCAAAGTTGCTAAAGAACCTATAATTGACACGCCTGATGACATATCAGCGGATAGACTTAAGAATGCTGCAGCTACAAAAAAGTTAGCTATATTTGACGCTTTTGAAATTTTAAATAGAATGGAAGAAGAAGAAGCTATGCTGGAAGGAAAACCAAAAGAAGAAATACCAAAGAGATCATATTCTATATCACCTGAAAAAAGATCTAAATAATGGATTACGAGCAAACGTTATTTAAAATAATAAAAGACGTAGTAAATCCTAAGATTTTTAAGAAGAACAATAGATATAAGAAATGGGAGTATGGTTATAATCAAGACTATGATTTTATTGTTATAAGTAAAACCGGACAAATTGGAGAAATCATCGAAATACAAAATCTCCGCATTGCTTTACCGGCAGTTAACAAGCCGTTTAAAAGAAGCGATAAAAAGGAAGAGCAGTATTGGGAGAAACAAATCTATCCAAAAGAATTAAGTAGAATAAAAAGTACTTTTGAATGGGAGGAATATCCATTAGAATTTAAAGAAAAGTGGTTTGATTATATTGATGAAGAATTTAATAGAAGAGAAGAAGGACATTGGTTTTATAATAACGGTGTTCCTAATTATATTACTGGCACTCACTACACATATTTGCAATGGGCAAAGATTGATATCGGAGCAGCTGACTATAGGGAATCAAACAAATTATTTTTCTACTTTTGGGAGGCATGTAAAGCAGATACCAGATGCTATGGAATGTGCTATCTTAAAAACAGACGATCAGGATTTTCGTTCATGGCTTCAGCCGAACTTGTCAATCAAGCAACAATGTCTAGCGATTCAAGATTTGGGGTACTATCCAAAACAGGTTGGGATGCTAAGAAAATGTTCACGGATAAAGTTGTACCAATCTCGGTTAATTATCCATTCTTCTTCAAACCCATCCAAGATGGTATGGATCGTCCTAAAACCGAATTGGCATACAGAGTACCTGCTTCTAAATTAACAAGGAGAAAACTAGATAATAGAGAAAAACTAGAAGAGTTAGATGGTTTAGATACAACTATAGATTGGAAAAATACTGGAGATAATAGTTATGATGGTGAAAAGTTAAAACTATTAGCACATGATGAAAGTGGCAAATGGGAGAGACCTGACAATATTAAGAACAATTGGAAAGTAACAAAAACTTGTTTAAGATTAGGTAGAAGAATAATAGGTAAATGCATGATGGGATCTACTAGTAATGCATTAGATAAGGGTGGTCAAAATTTTAAAGATATATATAGTAGTTCTGATGTAACTAAAAGAAACAGGAACAGTCAAACTAAATCTGGTTTATATTCTTTATTTATTCCAATGGAATGGAATTATGAAGGTTATATAGATCTATACGGAATGCCTGTATTTGATACACCAAAAAAACCTGTTATAGGAATAGATGGTATACCAATAAAAATAGGTGTAGTTGAATATTGGGATAATGAAGCTGAAGGTTTAAAAGATGATCAAGATTCTTTAAATGAATTTTTTAGACAATTTCCAAGAACTGAAAAACACGCCTTTAGAGATGAAACACAAGAAAGTTTATTTAATCTTATTAGAATATACGAACAGATTGATCATAATGAAGATATAAATAATGTAGCTAATGTTACTAGAGGTAATTTTCAATGGGTTAACGGTGTAAAAGATACAAGTGTAATATTTATGCCATCTAAAAATGGCAGATTTTTTATTTCTTGGATTCCACCTAAAAATCTACAAAACCGAGTAATTATTAAGAATGGTATCAAATATCCTAGTAACGAACACATTGGAGGTTTTGGTTGTGATAGTTATGATATATCAGGTACCGTGGATGGTAGAGGTTCTAATGGATCATTACATGGGTTGACAAAATTTAGTATGGAAGATGCTCCTCCAAATCATTTCTTTTTGGAATATATAGCTAGACCTCAAACTGCTGAAACATTTTTTGAAGATGTATTAATGGCTTTAGTTTTTTATGGAATGCCTTTATTATGTGAGAATAATAAACCTAGGTTACTTTACTATTTAAAGCGAAGAGGTTATAGGGGATATTCTATGAATCGTCCTGATAAGGTTTGGAATAAATTATCAGTTACAGAAAGAGAAATTGGTGGAATACCGAACTCAAGTGAAGACATTAAACAAGCTCACGCCTCTGCTATAGAGTCTTATATAGAAAACCATGTTGGTTTTTTAGGAGAAGCATATGGAGATATGTATTTTCAAAGGACTTTAGAAGATTGGTGTAGATTTAATATTAATAAAAGAACAAGTCATGATGCTTCGATAAGTTCTGGATTAGCTATAATGGCTTGTAACAAGAATAAGTATAAACCTATAGCCGAGCGTTCAATTAAGTATGTTGATCTAGGAATAAAAAGATATGATAACAAAGGTTTTGTTTCAAAAATAATAAAATAAATGATTAATACTGGTACTAATAGTTCTTTTCCTGATCAGGTTGTACCTGATGAAGTAAAACAAAGTTATGACTATGGACTACAAGTAGCGAGAGCTGTAGAAGGAGAGTGGTTTCATGGTTATAATTCTGGTAGTAGGTTTTCTGTAAATTATAATAATTTTCATTTTAGAAGATTATACGCTAGAGGAGAACAACCAGTTCAAAAATATAAAGATGAATTATCCATTAATGGTGATTTATCATATTTGAATCTAGATTGGAAACCAATACCTGTTTTATCTAAGTTCGTAGATATTGTAGTAAATGGTATGGCTGCTAGAAATTATGATATAAAAGCATTCTCACAAGATCCAGTCTCTAGGAAGAATAGAACAGACTATGCTGATAGTATACTTAGAAATATAGCATTAAAAGATTATCATAAATCAGTTAAAAATAATTTAGGATACGATATATCTCAAATAGAAAATGCGGAAACCTCTCCTCAAAGTGAAGAGGAATTAGAGGTCCATATGCAATTAGACTATAAACAAGCTATAGAGATTGCAGAAGAAGAAGCTATAAACAATACGTTACAAAGAAATAAATATAATTTAATACAACATAGATTTAACCAGGATTTAACTACTATAGGTATCGGTGCTAATAAAACTGGTTACAACAAATCAGAAGGCGTAGTTGTAGAATATGTAGATCCAGCTAATTTGGTATATTCATATACAGAAGATCCAAATTTCGAAGATATATGGTATGTAGGAGAAATAAAAGCATTAACATTAGGAGAGATAAAAAAATATTGGCCTCACATTTCTGATGATGAATTATTAAAAATAGAAAAATACAACGGTAATAATAATTATACAAGAGGTTGGGGTGGTAGAAATGAAGGTAACACTATATATGTATTATTTTTTGAATACAAAACGTATAGTGATCAAGTATTTAAAATAAAATACACTGACCAAGGATTAGAAAAAGCTTTAGAAAAACCAAGTGGTTTTAATCCTCCAGAAAGTGATAAGTTCGATAAGGTATCAAGATCAATAGAAGTACTATATTCTGGCGCTAAAGTTTTAGGATATGATCAATTATTAGATTGGAGATTAGCTGAAAATATGACAAGACCTAAGTCAAACTTGACTAAGGTTAATATGAACTATAATATAACTGCTCCTAGAATGTATAAAGGGAGAATTGAATCTATAGTTAGCAAGTGTATGGGATTTGCTGACATGATTCAGATAACACATATAAAACTTCAACAAGTATTATCTAAAATAGTTCCAGATGGTGTATTTTTAGATGTGGATGGTTTAGCAGAGATAGACTTAGGTAATGGTACAAATTATAATCCTGCTGAAGCGCTTAACATGTACTTTCAAACTGGTAGTGTAGTTGGTAGGTCCATGACACAAGACGGTGATTTAAATCACGGAAAAGTACCTATACAAGAATTATCTAGTTCTAACGGTCAAGCTAAAATTCAATCATTAATAGGTACATATCAGTACTATTTACAAATGATAAGGGATGTAACCGGATTAAATGAAGCTAGAGATGGTAGTATGCCAAATGAGAAATCATTAGTAGGATTACAAAAATTAGCAGCTGCTAACTCAAACACTGCTACTAGACATATTTTAGATGCTAGTTTGTATCTCACTTTAAGAGCATGTGAAAATATTACGCTAAGGATATCAGATTGTTTAGAGTTTGATCTAACAAGGGAAGCTTTAATTAATAGTATAACAGCTTATAATGTAGGTACATTAGAAGAAATGTATAATTTACATTTATATGATTTTGGAATATACTTAGAACTTGAACCAGATGATGAAGAAAAAGCACTATTAGAGCAAAATATTCAAATGGCTCTTCAACAGAACCAAATATACTTAGAAGATGCTATAGATGTCAGGAATGTAAAAAATCTTAAATTAGCAAATAAACTACTTAAGATAAAACGACAAGAAAAACAAAAAATAGATCAACAAATAGCTCAACAACAAATGCAAGCTCAAGCTCAAGCTCAAGCTGAGGCAGCTCAAGCAACAGCAATGGCTGAAGCGCAAAAACAACAAGCTATAGCACAAACAACACTGCAAATTGAACAAGGAAAATCGCAATTTGATATACAACTATTGCAACAAGAAGGTCAAATAAAAATGCAATTAGCTGAACAGAAGTTTAGTTACGATATGCAATTAGCACAATTAGATTCTCAAACTAGATTACAAGTTGATGGGGAAAAGGAAAATAGAAAAGATAATAGAACTAAAATACAAGCTAGTCAACAAAGTGAATTAATTGACCAAAGAAAAAATAATTTATTACCAAAAAACTTTGAAATAACCCCAGAAACTATAGATCAAAAAATGGAGCAAGATGCGTCTTTGCAACCTCCACCAGAAAATATATAATTATATAATATCATGAAAGAAGAACAAGAAGAATTAGTAGTCAGAGAAGAACCAATAGTTGACACAAAGATAGAAAAACTAAAAGTTAAAAAACCTAAAAAGTTTACTAGTAAAGATGAAGTAATTAAAGTAGATCTATCAACCAAAAAAGAAGAAGAAGAAACTAAAACTGAAGAAGATGCCATTCAAGAGCCAAGCACAGAGAGCGTGGATGTACGCGAACTTCCCAGCAATGGCGAAGAAGTGGGAACAAGAGACACCGAAAGGTTACCTACCGGAGAATCTACCGGAGGAGTAATAGAAGATATTACAGATGAAGAAATTGTAATTGGAGAAACTAAGATTGAAGAACCAGTTACTATACAACCACCAACACCTAAAATTGATTTACCTGAAAACTTAGAAAAGTTGGTTAATTTTATGAGTGATACCGGTGGAGACATAAATGACTATGTTAGACTTAATTTTGATTACGATTCTGTCGATTCCGACATATTACTTAAAGAGTATTACAAAGTCACTAAACCTCATTTAAATAGAGAAGAGGTTGAATTCATTATAGAAGATCAATTTAAAGTTGATGAAGATTATGATGAAGATAAAGAGATTAAGAAAAAGAAATTAGCTTATAAAGAAGAAGTTGCTAAAGCTAAAAGTTTCCTAGAAGAAACTAAAAATAAGTATTATGATGAGATCAAGTTGAAACCATCAAATACAGAAGAAGATAGAAAAGCAATTGAATTTTTTAATAAGTATAATAAAGATCAAGAGGTTTCTTTAAAGAAACACGAAGAATTTAAAAACATTACTAAAAACTACTTTAGTCAAGATTTCAAAGGTTTTGAGTTTAACTTGGGTGAGAAGAAGTTTAGGTATGGTATAAATAATCCTAAAGAACTAGCGGAGACACAATCCGATATTGCTAATTTCATAAAGAGGTTCTTAAATGAAGACGGTACTATTAAAGATCACAAGGGTTATCACAAAGCTATCTATGCAGCTAAAAATGCAGATACTATAGCACAACATTTCTATGAGCAAGGTAAAGCCGACGCTGTAAAAGATGTTATGGCTAAATCTAAAAATATAAATGACACACCTAGGCAAAGTGCTGATGGAAACGTTTATATTAATGGGTTAAGAGTAAAAGCAGTTACTGGATTAGATAGTTCTAAATTAAAAGAAAAAAAAATAAAATTATAAACTTATAAACTAAAAATTATGCCGTTTACAGTACAAAATGCGGACTTACAGCCGCACCAGGACCAGGTAATATTGTCAGACAATTATTTAAACTTCACCGATTCAAGTGGAAATGATTTTGCACAACAATACCTTCCTGAGTTATACGAACAAGAAGTCGAGAGATTTGGTAATAGAACCATATCTGGCTTCTTAAGGATGGTCGGGGCTGAAATGCCTATGACATCAGATCAAGTAATTTGGTCAGAACAAAATAGATTACATGTTAGTTATACTGGAAACACTATAGCTGCTAATAATAATCCTACAATAACAATTGATCCAGCTCACATACCTGGTCCAACAACACCAGCTCATGTTATTAGAGCAGGTCAAACTATTGTAGTTAATGAACCCATATCTAATACAACTGTTAAAGCCTTGGTAGAACCTCCAGTTAACGGAGTGACAGTACCAGGTTCTGTAACAGCAACCACGATTGACGCTTTTCCATATGGATTAGCTGTTTGGCCCGCTGCTTTTGTAGGTGCTGACTTAAACATCTTTGTTTATGGATCTGAATTTGCTAAAGGAACACAAGGATTAGATGGAGCTGTTGATCCAGCTTTCACACAATTTCATAACAAACCAATAATTATAAAAGATAAGTATGAGATCTCAGGATCTGACACTGCTCAAATTGGTTGGGTTGAAGTTGCTACTGAAGATGGAACATCAGGATACTTATGGTATCTAAAAGCTGAATCTGAAACAAGGTTGCGTTACGAGGATTATCTTGAAATGGCAATGGTTGAAGGTGAACTTTCTGTTGCAGCTACTGGTGGTATATCAGTTGATGCTAATACTGTCAATATTGGTGGTACGCAAGGTTTATTTCAAGCAATTGAAACAAGAGGTAATGTATGGCAAGGATTTGCTGGTGCTGCTGCTCCTGGAGCTGGCGCGTTAGCTGATTTTGATGCTATACTTTCTCAATTAGATGCACAGGGTGCTATTGAAGAGAACATGTTATTCTTAGACAGAGCAACTGCTCTTGACTTTGATGATATGATTGCAGCTCAAGCTGGTGGAGGTTATGCCGCTACTACTGCTGCTTCTTATGGTTTATTTGACAACTCTGGCGAGATGGCATTAAACTTTGGATTTTCTGGGTTTAGAAGAGGTTCTTATGACTTCTACAAAACTGATTGGAAATATCTAAATGATGCTTCAACTCGTGGAATGGTTGACAATATAAGAGGAGTAATGGTTCCAGCTGGAACATCTACTGTTTATGATCAATTACTTGGTCAAAACATTAGACGACCTTTCTTACATGTGAGGTATAGAGCTTCGCAAACTGATGATAGAAGATATAAATCCTGGATTACTGGATCTGTTGGTGGTGCTTACACTTCTGATTTAGATGCTATGGAAGTACACTTCTTATCTGAAAGATGTCTGTGTGTTCAAGCTGCGAATAACTTCGTAGAATTCACAGCGTAATTATTAATCTTTTAAAATAAGAAACTATGGCTTTAATGAAAATAACATCAACAGCACCTCTTAGTCAAATTTATGACATAACTATACCTCTTACCGTTGCTGGCGCTAGCGCTACGCAGTTTACTGTAGCAGAGGAGAGTGGTGGAGTAGTAACGATAGATGTACAATCCGGTGTGTTTGGTACAACTGGAGCGTTAGCTGCTGCTGCTCGAGTTCAATTTACAGATGCAATTGAAGAAGGTGTAGCAGAACCTTATGCTATTCCAGATGTGAAAAGTATAACTTCAGAAACCGACGCATATTTAGTCGCTGACGAAGTAGCTTTGATCACTAGTTACGCATAACAACTACAATTAATATAAGACCCCATTAATTTGGGGTCTTTTTAACTATTATATTATATTATATCATGGAAAACGAAGAAGTACAAACTCCTGTTCAAACTAAAGAATGGGAAATGAAAGATAGATACTACTATCTACTTAATGACATGTCGCCATTAAGTTATACAATGAATTCAAAACATACTACAAAAGCACCTTTACTTTATTATGACGAAGAGAAAGGAATACAAAGAGCTTTAAGATATGCTACTAATCAAGTTTCACCGTTCGTAGACGAACAAGAAGGTCCAGTAACATTAGCTCATATAGTTTTTGATCAAGGAACTTTACATGTCCCTATGCAGCAACAAAATCTGCAAAGGATGTTAGAAGTACATCCTCTTAAAGGTAAAAGATTTGCAGAACACGATAATCGTGAAGTAGCTAAAGATGAATTAGAAGATTTAAATCTAGAAATAGAAGCCCTAGTCGCGGCTCAAGCTATAGAATTAGATCAAGCTGAAGCAATTCTTAGAGTTGAAATAGGATCAAATGTTTCTAATTTATCTTCTAAAGAATTAAAAAGAGACATATTAGTATTTGCTAAGAGAAATCCTAGATTGTTTATTGAACTAGCTAATGATGAAAATGTTATACTTAGAAATTTTGCTATTAAAGCAACAGAACTAGGTATATTAAAACTCGCTAGTGATCAAAGAACATTCAATTGGGGTAGTAATGGTAGAAAACTAATGACGGTACCTTTTGATGAAAACCCATATTCTGCTATGGCTGCGTTCTTTAAAACCGATGAAGGTTTAGAAGTGTACAAGTCTATAGAGAAGAAGATTAATTAAAAAAGATCTTTAGTATGTAACTATATTATAGGCGGCTTAATCGCCGCCTTTTTTATTTAAAAATAAAACAAAATGGCAATAAACGTAGATGACGTATACAAAACTGTTCTATACGTATTAAATAAAGAACAAAGGGGTTATCTAACGCCAGAAGAGTTTAACAAGATAGCAACGCAAGTTCAATTAGAGATATTTGAAAAGTATTTTGAGGACTTAAATCAATACTCAAGAATCCAAGATAACGATACTGAGTATGGTAATAGAATAGACAATATAGAGGAGAAGTTAGATATATTTAAAACTAACGGTGATTGTGCTTGGAATGTAAATGAATATTACGAAGAACCAGATCTTGGTACATACCCTGCTAGTATAATAGTAAATAATATTCCTACCTTACCTATTGAATTTTATAAACTTGGTACTGTTATATATAATAACACTGAGGTACAAAGGGCTAAACCAAATGAATTACTATACATAAATAAATCTCCACTAACCAAACCTACTATTACTTATCCAGTATATACTTATGAAAATCATAGAATATATGTATATCCAAAAACAATAGTTGGTGATACTACAATCCCATATACACCTATTTCAACTACGTGTATTAGGAAACCTCAAAATGTTAAATGGGGTTATAATCCCGGAACACTTGGGCAATTTGAATATGATACTACAGAATGGAACGGTGTAGCGGGTCCTGAAGGTTCAACAAATTTTGAATTACACGCTTCAGAACAGTCCGAGGTTGTGTTAAATGTATTAATGTATGCTGGAGTTATAGTACGCGATCCTCAGATTGTACAAATGGCATCTCAAAAAGCACAACAAGATGAAGTATCAGAAAAAAGTTAATAAGATATGGGATTAATAAACGAAACTAACGAACAATACTATGTAGGTACGCAATCCATGGTATTTGATCCTAATGGTACAGGTATATATGCTTTTACTTGGGATATTGATTTAGCATTTGGATATGTAGACTTACTGAATCCAGGTAGTAGCTCATGGTCAGCGCCAGCAACACCATCAATGAGTCCTTATTATCAACTAAATAACTTTATATTAGAAACAAGTCCAGATAATTCTACATGGTTAGAATATGATGGTCAATTTCCAGGAAACGGTTCAGTTGGTATAACTGGAAGTGGAGGTTACTTTACATTAAATGACAATGTTATAACATTTGCAAATCCAAATGCAGTAAATTATGACGGTGTAAATCCATCTCCAAGTTACATAAGAGTAAGATTAAAGAATTTATATAATACAGATTCTTTTGCGCAATATGGAGGTTATCAGTATACTAGTTTAGAAGATGTAGTCAACAACTTTATGGTTGCATATGTTGGACAAGATAAGATAATACCTAGTGTTAAAAGAACCGATGTTATGTTTCATGCTAAAAGAGGTTTACAAGAATTTAGTTATGATACATTAAAAAGTGTTAACTCTCAAGAATTAACAATCCCACCTAGTTTATCAGTAGTCATACCTCAAGACTATGTTAATTATGTTAAGTTGTCTTGGATAGATTCATCTGGGGTAACTCACATAATATATCCAACTAGATTAACTTCAAATCCCACACATCTCCCTATTCAAGACGATAAAGGTATTCCAATACAAGATGATGTATTGTATCCTGATGGTTCTTTAAAAGGAGAAAATATACAAGGAACATCATTAATGGAAGAGCGTTGGAATACTATGTCTAATGATCCTAACATTGACTTATATGAAATGAATGCTTATTATGGTAACATTTATCCATATTGGAACACGTGGTTTGGTCAGAAATATGGTTTAGATCCAGAGACATCACAAGGAAATGGATGGTTTACTATAAATGACAGAGAGGGTAAGTTTTCTTTTAGCAGCAATCTAGGAGGAAAATTAATATTATTAGAATATATATCTGATGGATTAGCGCATGATGAAAATAGTAAAATACCTAAATTAGCAGAACAAGCTTTATACATGCATATTGCATATAGTATATTAGCTAGCAGAATTCGTCAACCAGAATATGTTGTACAAAGATTTAAAAGAGATAGGAGAGCTGCTTTAAGAAATGCTAAGATACGGTTGTCTAATATAAAAATTGAAGAGATTACCCAAGTAATGAGAGGTAAATCTAAAATAATTAAATAATGGCAAAGGCAAAAAATGTGTTCATCAAATCAAAGATGAACAAAGATCTAGATGATAGATTAGTTCCACCTGGAGAATACAGAGACGGCCAAAATATCCAAATAAGTAGATCAGAAGGGGCAAACGTCGGTGCATTAGAAAATGTATTAGGTAATAATTTATTAACTATTTTTAATATACCTGGTAATTGCTGTAATGTAGAGGTGATTGGTAGATATATGGATGTCACTAATGATAGGATTATTGTTTTTTTAACTAATTTTATAGATAACTCAAGTAACGGATTAGATAATAGATATGTACAAATTGGTGCAGGAGTTTTTAACTATTATTCTGCCATTAGTATATATGATATTAAAAATAATACGTCACAAGTTTTAGTAGGAGGAGCAGGAGCAGCCGGAGGCTTTTTGAATTTTGCTAAGAATTTTCCTATTAACCATGTTAATGTTGTTGAGGAATTACTATTTTGGACTGATAACAGAAATCAACCTAGAAAAATAAACATTGGAACGGCTTATGCTAATTCTACATATTACACTGCTGAAGATCATATATCTGTTGCTAAATATTATCCATATAAATGTATTAGACTAATTAAAGATAATCCAGGTTACGGTCCAGAAGGTACTATGATAAATGTAGTAGATGAAAAATTACCAGATGGTAATATCAACCCAGATTATGATAGTGCATGGCGAGGAGATCCTAATTTTATTAAAGACAAGTTTCTAAGATTTAGTTATAGATTTAAATATGAAGATGGTGAATTCTCTTTAATGGCTCCATTTACTCAAACAGCATTTATACCTAAACAAGATGGTTATTTTATGTCAGAATTTGATCCAGAGCATGCTCCAGATCCAATTGTAGGTAAAAATGATGAAGATATTACTTATCAAAGTACAGAAGTTAGATTTTTTGAAAATAAAGTAAATGTAATTACTTTAATGATAGAATCTCCTGATGGAATACCTTTTAACGAATTATATAGTAAATTAAAAGTTGTAGGAATAGATATTTTATATAGAGAATCAGATGGACTTTCTGTAAAAGTTGTAGATACATTATCAAGTGAAGTTTTTGAATATGGAGGACTAGATACAGTTACTGGTCATTATACTCCTCCATCTCAAGCAATTCCGAATACTACCAATGTGATGGAATATATATATAATTCATCAAAACCTTATAAAACATTACCAACAGATGATACTACTAGAGTATACGATAAAGTACCCATTAGAGCTGCAACACAAGAAGTTTCAGGGAATAGGGTAATATATGGCAACTTTGTAAATAAACATACTCCACCTGCAAATATAGATTATAATGTCTTAGTTGGTGAAAAAGAAGAAGAGAATTTCTATTTACCAGAATTTAATATAAATAATATAATAGAGTATCCTAATAATACTCTTAAGCAGAATAGAACTTATCAAGTTGGGATAGTATTATCTGATCGTTATGGTAGACAATCTTCAGTTTTATTGTCTAGTGTCGATAGTGGTCAAACTCCATCTAACGCGTTATATTCTGGTTCTACAGTATTTCATAAATATAACCCACATTCAATTATAAGTGCTAATCCGATTGCTCCATATAGTTGGCCTGGAGACGCTTTAAGAGTGTTGTTTAATAATGTATTAGTTTCGCAAGTTTTTAAATATAACAACGAAACAGGAGAACCTGGTGTATATAATGAAGATACTAACCCACTAGGATGGTATAGTTACAAGGTGGTAGTAAAACAACAAGAACAAAATTATTATAATATATATTTTCCTGGAATACTAAATGGTGGTTCAAAATGGGAGGTTCTCGTTCCAGGAGACGATCCAGAACCAATAGCAGATCCTGCAACTGCAAATCAACCTTATGCTCATATAACACTACAAGGAGATAATATTAATAAAGTTCCTAGAGATTTAAAAAATGTAGGTCCAAATCAAAAGATATTTAGAACTAGTAAACCTACTAAAGTAGAAAATCCCTTATGGTATGCTGTAGCCAATGAAGAAGGAGAAGCTACAGAAGCTAAATTTGATGATTGGGACTCTTTAGAAGCTAGAAATTTTATATTACAACGTAATATAGATCTTGGAATTATTGAACCTGATACTGGTTCTAATGCTAGTTTAGGAATGTATTTAAGAGTTGATAATATTGGTGGAGATTCTGGATTTGAGCATACTGGACATGAAAATGAACAGTTTTATCCTGGAATACTACAGGATGTTGTTGTTAATATAGGTACAGGAACGGATTTAGGATTGTGGGAGGTAGGACAATTTCCTACATATATATATAATCCTCAAAGTAATCCACTTTGTGCTAGACTAGAAGTTGAAGATTATTTAGTAGGTATGCCGTCAACTAAAAAGTTACCTACATTAGCAATTTATGAGACAGAACCTGAAGTATCTAGATTAAGATTATTTTGGGAAACTTCTACCACTGGTTTAGTTAAAGATTTAAATGATGTAATAGAAGATTCTAATGATGTTGTGGTAGACACAACTAATCCTACAGGTGAATCGTGGTCTGTAACACCATTTACTTTTACAGAAGATCGGTGTCCTTGGGATGCTTTTGCGATGAGTTATGATTATAATCAACAAAGAAACCAAGTATCTACAGTATTTCACTTTGTTAATAATTTAGGGCAAACTATTGGACAAGGAACAGGAGGAGCTTTTATTCAATTACACAAAGTAGAGAGAAAAGTTCCACCTACAGGAGTTACTTGGACTTCGGGTTGGGCTGATTGCTCTAGTAGTTTTGAGATTCAAGCATGGTGGCCAAGTTATAATGGAAGTAGTCAATTTCCACCAGCGGGAGTTGATCCTTATCAAGCATTTATAGTTTTAAGTGATACTTTTTGGTTTTCTAAAAATGATTGGTTTAATGATTATAAATTCACTTTTACGGTTACAGATGCTGGATCTACTAATATAGTCGAATTAGAAGCATCAACTAAAAATACAATACCCTTTGCTGGATGGGTTCCAACAGAGGATGACTTTGAGATTGATAAAAGTGGAATTGATGTACCACTCAACGTACCTAATTACCCAAATAATCCATCACTTTCTGCGGCTCCAGCAGGTGGGACTGGATACGAAGATCCTGAACCATGGTCAGGTATACCAGGTATTTGGAGTCCAGGTCCAAGTTTTAATTATCCACGAGATTGGGTTGACGGTGGATATCCATTTAATGGTACAGCACTTGGTGTTAATTATCTTAACATAAACCAACTTAGCAATAACGAAATATTAAATACCGCATTAGAGCAATATATAAATTTAGGAGAAATTAATTGGATAAGATTACCTATGGGTAACGGATCTTGGTTTGATGGAAGTAAATGTTTCGATTATGATCAATGGACACACGATAACTATGGATCAAGTCCCGTTGGTAGAAACAACGCTGGAGAATTACATGCACAAATAGTTAGTCAAACTCTAGTAAGACCCATAAACCCAGATGATCCTAATTCGGATTTAGAAGAATTTACACACGTTAACAACGTAGCATTAGATTATTTTCATTTAGCCGGTAATATTGTAACTACTGCTGAACCAGGATATCCATATAATATGTTAAAATCAAACTTCGCTAATTGTCCTGCGGGAGATTTTGTAGATGGAGATATTTTTAAAATAACTATTAGATATACAGATTGTTGGGATCCTTTTGGAACTAATAACCCTGTAGCAGAACCTCAACAAAATTTACAAATACTTTAATCATGGCAGGATCAAAAACCGCAAATAGTCTAGAAAAAGAAATAACATTTTTTGTTAAAGTGAGGAATTACCTAGAATGTAATGCCCCAAAATGGCAATGGAATGGAGATAGTCAAAGTGGATGGCCTTCAAATCCACCAACTCCGATGTGGAGACCTAGAGATTCTATTCAAATATGGGAGGAATGGGATTCTGCTGCCGTTTCCAATAGTGCACATATGTATAACCAGTTTGGTTTAACGAAGGGAAATAGAATAAATAATTTAGTAAATTTTGGTAATACTGTAAAAGATTGGAGTAATTCTTATGATAACACTGGTGTGTGGACAGTACCTGCAAATAGAGACTATCAAATAGATATAGATTTAAAACTTCAACATGCTCTTTCTATTATCCCAGCTATGCCTTTAATAGATCAAAACAATCCAGCTCCAGTTAAAAGCAATGGAGGAATAAGCGGATACATTACACTATATAGATTACCAGCTTCTAATACTGACTGGATTCCTTATGGAGAAAGAATTCTTGCGAATGGTAGTAGTTTATATACTCCCATGACGGGCATTCAACAAGTTTCAAGAACACCTTTTGGAATAGTATACAATCAAGGTGCTAGTTGGGGTGGACATAATTTTTCAAGTGGTAGCGGTGGTTTGATGAGTGGTACTGGTAGTATGAAAGCTGAAAAAGAATTTCCATCAAACTTTGCTAATGAAGAAATGATTCCAAAAGTAGCTTTTACTTATCCTACACAAATGAAGGTTCCTAGATATTGGGATGGGAATACAGCTAGTGGATGGGTATATGATCCAACTAGTCATTATGGATTAGCAAATTATGGTGAATTTTATAGTCAAATGGGATCATGGTGGGGTCTTGAAGGTCCAGTAAACTTTGGTAATAGAATTAATAGTTTTAGTGGAGTTAAAAGTAATAACCAATATAATATAAATGTTCCTAGCATTGCTTTAAATCAAGGAGATAGATTGTTTGTAGTTATTTCAGCTTTATTTGCTCAGTTTGCTGATAATACAAACGGTGCTTCTATTAATAGACCTATTAATAACGACAAAAGACCAGGTGGAATATTATATCAATGGAATGGAAGTGGTAGTGGAGCTAACAAGAAAAACCAACCAACTCCAGCAATAGGATATTTAATTCTACAAGATGGTAGTTTTAACACTAAAGCTATATTATAATGGGAGTAGTAATGGAAATAAAATACTTTAACTCTTTTTGGTTAAAGAAAGTTTGTAAAAAACCTGATATCGATACAGCTAACGTTGTTTTACCGGGTTGGCCTGGCTTGCCTTGGAATCCTCAAGGTTATCCAACTTTTCCTTTTAATGGTGGAGAGTTTGCTCCTATTGGTTATCAAGGAGAAGGATATGCTTATCAAGAACCATGGGCTATTGAAGAAATGAGGATAAAAGGAGGTTTTAATAATACGCCCATAGATTTAGGTGTTAAAGCTTACATAGTAGAAGAAAGAACAAAACAAGAACATTTATTTAGTTCATTAATATATTCTGGTATATATAACTCTAGGACTGGTATAAACCAAACCAATGTATTTTCTGTAGCTAAAGATATAACAAAAAGTGTAGATCCAATAAATGGTTCTATACAGAAGTTGTATGCTGAAGATACGAATTTAATAATATTTCAAGAAAATAAAGTACATAGAGCTTTGATAGATAAAGATGCTATATATACTGCTGAGGGGTCAGCTATGCAAACTCAATCAAACGTAGTAATAGGGCAAGTTGTTCCATACTTAGGTGAATATGGTATTAGTACTAATCCAGAAAGTTTTGCTATATACGGATTTCAAAAATATTTTGCAGATCGTAACCGAGGATGCATTTTAAGACTATCTAGAGACGGTATAACTGAAATATCGACATATGGTATGAACGATTATTTTAGAGATGAATTAGCATCAATTAATGATGATCAATTTTCTGAATCTATAACTGGCACAATAATAACTGGTGATCCTTTTGGTACCGGTAGTGGTAATAATTGGGTTATAGATGTAGAAGGTGGTTGTTGTTCTATAAAAATTGGATCCAGTTTTTATTATGATCCTCAAGGTATTTCACCTACTCCAAATAATGAATATTATGTAGTATCAGTTTCTCCTTGGTCTTCGGGAGGTAATGTATATTGTAGAGTAGTATTAAATAAACCTATTGCAGGTGATCAACCACAAGGTGAAGTTTTATTAGTTAATAAATATAAAAGTCAAATATTAGGTGGATGGGATATTCATAATAAAAATTATGTAGTTTCTATTCAAAATGTATCAAAAGTTTATACAGATACCAATACTTCACCTAAAATTGAAGAAGAA